AGCCCAATCAGCAAAAATACATTCTAACCAATAGATGTGTAGGCTTTAATAAAATAGTGGGGATTAATTACTTATATCGTATGCGCTCTGGGTTCCTCACGGGGCTGTCACGAGGGTCATACGATGTTTATGGTTATGCAGCACTGCTACATCTTTATAGGACCGGTACGTTTGATATGCTAAGCTATCATTTGGTATCATCATATATTGAAGACATGCAGATATTGTTCGCAGATCATATAACCTTTAATTGGCATGAAAATACAAGAGAGTTGAGTATATTCCATACAGTGTATGATCATGAAAGAGTTTTATTAGATGCCTACATTGAAAGGACTGAGCAGGATTTATTAACAAGCAGGGAAACCAGAGAATGGATTAAACGCTGGGCTGTTGCTGAATCTAAAATGATGCTATCCCAGATTCGAGGTAGATTCCAGACCCTACCCGGACCCAACGGAAGCACAACCCTAAACTCACAAGAGCTTATCACACAAGCTGAAACCGAAAAGGCTGAACTCTTGGTTGAAATAGAAGATAAATCTATGCAAAATCTAGAAGAGGCTGGACAAGGTGCTACGTTTATAATGGGATAATATGGCTAAGTCTACATGCATAATTTATAATGAGCCATTTGAGGAGTGTGGGAATGATGGTTCCCAAAATGGGAATGATTCCCAAAATGGGAATGGCAGTGGAGATAACACTTGCTTTGACGGAACATGCGTTGAAGTAAGAGATGGTGTGTTATGTCCTGTAGATAACTTCAGAAGCCCATGGGAGTTAACAGAAAATACATCAGAGGCATGTCTCACCGACTCATACATAACAGAGCAGCTTAACATTGGTGGAGCGGATGTTAATGTATACAAGCTACTTGGAATTCATGAACAGGGCAAACTAGTAGACTTAACCGGAGATGGAACCCCTATATCGGGCGGTGCACATCCAAACTTTCCAGCGATAAACTCATTTGATTTATTTAAAACTGAATGGCGTTCTGTGCAAATTGGTCAGGACGTAGTTAAGTCTGCGTATATTGGTTATGATTTTGGTGAAATAAAACTAGATAATGGTCGTAATAGATACGGTGTTGAGACATTTAAAAAACATAACATTTCCAGAATAAGAATTGCACAGGGTTGCGATTCCATTAATCGGGCTACAAAAGTAAGATTGGAGCGATCACATGATGGAGAGCGATGGTTTGGTGTTGGGATACGAGATGTAGCAGACTGTGATGGAATAGTTACATTAGATTTTCCAGCATCTGTCCCTTCAAGATTTTGGAGAATTAGGCCCGTAACATTTAATGGCTCCGATACTGATTACTGGTCAGTTCAGGCACTGCAACTAATCGAATATGAAGCAACTGCTCTTGATAATATACAAGATAAAATCTTTATGGAGAATCGTGATAGAGATTACTCTGAATTTCCAGAAAAGTTAAAGGGCAGTTATAGTCCTTTTGATAGCCAATCGTTTTTTGCCAAGTGGGGGTCATCTTCTGGTATTGGCGGTGAACAGTATTTTATAGAGCTTAGCTGGTCTGCGGTTATAAAAGCGTTAGGCCGTCCCATTGTTATCGGTGATATTATTGAATTGCCGAGTGAAAAGCAGTATACTGCATCTTTAACCCCGGTACTGAAATATCTTGAAGTTGCAGATATTGATTGGAGTCCGAATGGTTACTCTGCTCAATGGATACCACTAATGGTTAGAATTATAGCAACTCCAGCATACGCATCTCCTGAAACTCAAGATATATTTGGTAAGATGACACAAGACTACGATGAAATGGGCGTAGCTGATACGGGAGATGGTGTTAATAATAAGAAGTATCAGGATATATTTGATGTAGATCATACCATACAGGCGGAAGCAGACACCGCAGTTCCTGAAAGGGGCGAAGATACTGCTAACGTGACGAAGTTTTCGGATGAGGTCTATGAGTGGTCAGAAGAAAACAATGATGCTAAAATGCAAAAGTATGATCGGGCTAGAAACTTTTGGGCACAAGATGGTATGCCACCAAACGGTGAGCCTTTTACTACAGGAGATGAATTCCCGGATAATCCAAAGGATAGAGATTATCACCGATTAACGTATACCAAGATACGACAAGGGATACCACCCCGCTTATATCGATATTCGGAAAGTAAGGGTACGTGGATATTCATGGAAACTGACCGACGAGCATATGAATCTGTTATACGCAGAAGGTTGCAAGAATTTTCTGATACAGAATCATCAACGGTGACTCGTCCAGATGAGATAGACGAAGAATTTAAAAAAGATTAAAATCTGGTCTTGATTTTCTTTTAATTGTGATTTACTATTGCTTCTGCAATTGGAGATTTTATATTGGATATAAAAAAGCAAGAGCATCTTCTTGGCATTTTGCTGTCTTCTGACGATGTGTTTTCAAGATGTGTTTCGATATTAAAACCTGAATATTTTGATGGCGACCTACGAAGGACGGTTCGCTTTACATTAGAATATTTTGAGAAATATAATGCCGTTCCTAAACTTGAAACCGTTGAATCTGAGACGGGGGTTGCGGTTGCCCAACAAAACATTACGACAGATATGATAGGTTATGCCTGTGATGAAATAGAAAAGTATTGTCGTGAAACTGCGGTAGCCGTTGCCATGATGGAATCTACTGAAGACTTGGCAAAAGGTAACACCGGAATCATTCTACAAAGAATGCAGGAAGCCGTCACTGTTTCACTTAAAAAAGAACTTGGGTGGGATTTCTTCGGAGATGGGTTTGCACAAAAGTTGGAAGAAGCATTAGCTGGGCAGCAAACAACGTCTACGGGCATTGATGGCTTGGATAAGCACCTAGCAGGGGGCTTGTCTCGAAAGCAGGTTACAATCTTTACTGCGAACTCTGGTGCCGGTAAATCAATCATGCTTAATAACTTGGCTCATAATTATGCCATGACGGGATTCCATGTGGTACTACTTTCTCTTGAGCTTCCTAGAGAAATGATATTTACCAGAACAACAGCTATAACATCAGGTTTACATATTCAAACCCTTAAAGAACATAAAGAAGACGCTGCTGCAACAATAGAAAAATTAAGACATGCTACCACCGGATCACTCATAATGGAGAGAATTAGGGGTGATGCCTGCACCAATGATATACGCTCCTATTTAAAACATTATGAGTTGGAACTGGGTAGAAAGCCTGATGCTATATTCGTTGATTACCTAGATAAGATGACTCCGAATGGTGGAGTATCTCGTTTGGGTATATCAGAACAGGATAAGCAGAAATCAGAAGAATTGGCGGAATTAGTCTTTGATTATGATGTCTTTTGTGCCACGGCATCTCAGCAAAATAGGGAAGCTATTGGCAATATGTCACCAAAGCAAGATGTTATCGCTGGGGGCTTGACAAAAATTAACACGGTTGATAACGTTATATCATTATATATGAGTGAGGAAATGAGGTTGCGTGGAGAAATGATTGCAACCTTTTTGAAAACCAGAAGTTCGGATGGTGTTGGTAAACAGACTGAGCTTTATTTTGACACTTCAAACCTTAGGATTTGTGATCCTCAGGGTAGAACTTCAGGTCCACGAATATTCGATATTGAAAGTAAGCAAAGAAATTATATGGATGAATTGTCCAAGAAATTGCCGGGGATAGAATTCAATAGTCCCGAAGGTGAAATTGAAGAGACTCATCAGCCCAAAGAAACTAAAAGTAGTTTATTAAATTTTATGGAGGAATTAAACAATGAGTGAAATGGCAAAGACTGAAAAAATTGATTTAGAGGATGGTAGAACTGTGCCAGTGGATGCACTACCATATGAGTTGCGTCAAGCCATCCGATTTTTTGATCGTGTTAATTATGAATTAACAGAGGCAACATTTAAGCGAGATACATTAGCTGTTGCAGCACAGGCGGCACGAGCTTCAATCATGGCTGACGTTATGAAAGTTGTTGGTCCAGCAGAAAATGTTCAATCCACAGAGGTGGACAGTGAAACACCGGATGCATCAAATGATGGCGGTGAATGACATGAATAATTATATAGAAATAATCGAAGAATATAAAAAATATATTCAAAACAATGTGTTAAATAATAGCTTTGATTTTGATACTTGGTGCCAGCATCAATTTGGTGAAAGTCCTCAAAATATTTCAGTTAGTCCGGAAATAAAATTTAATTTAGTTTCTAAACCAGAGCATAAATAGATTCCATGACTGAGCGAAAAGTTGAAAAGGTTACCGAGACTATTGAGCATTCGTTTGAAAATATTCTTGGTGTCCCGTCCGGGACCACTGAAATTGAAAAAACTCGTGTAGTAAGTGAACCGAAAGACCATGATGATTATGATGAAAAGGATATCGAAATTGAAGATGATTTCCTTAATGTTCATGATAAGGCAATGGAACTATACGAGTATCTGGTCGATGAAATTGATGACGCTGATCCAAGCAAACGATCACGCCTCGCAGAGGTTGCTGGTCAAATATTAAATACCGCGCTATCCGCATCTGAAAAGCGCCGTGTACTAAAACAGCACATCGACACCCTTAAGCAAAAAGAGAAAGCTTTGGGCAAGGGTGGAAAGCAAACAAACAACCTTATTATTGGCACACACGATGATGTGTTAAAGCTGATAGAGAAAGGTCTTGCCTTTGATCAAGATGAAGAACCCACTGATGATAGGGTTCTAGAACATAAAGAAACCGATTAAATAAACTATTTTTAGAATTAGGAGACTGGAATGGATAGTTATAGACGCTATATACACGCATCACGCTACGCAAGATTTATCCCGGAAGAACAACGCCGTGAAACATGGGATGAAACTGTCGATAGATATATTAATTTTTTCAAAGAGCGCAACAAGGATAGAGATGGGATTCCATGGGATGAGTTGCGAGAAGGTATTTACAACATGGAGGTTATGCCTTCCATGAGAGCTATGATGACGGCAGGCAAAGCTCTGGACCGTGATAATGTCGCGGGGTACAATTGTTCGTATGTTGCCGTGGACCATCCCGTTGTGTTTGCTGAGATTATGTATATCTTGATGTGTGGAACGGGCGTTGGCTTTTCTGTTGAGCGTCAGTTTATTAATGAGTTACCTGAAGTTCCAGATGAAATTCATCCAACCGATACAACAATTGT